GTGATTATTATGCGACACAGATGATAACCTATCCTTGTTATCGGGGTCTATTGCTTCTAAGAATCGTTTCATGGATTCAGAATCTTCGATGTGAAGCGGGTCGTGCGCGCCCATCAGCAATGCATCAATCAACAGTTTATCCTGTTGTGTCAAATCATATCTATGATGCGTTAGTAATCTATCTTTCTCATTATCTGACATATGCTTAGTGTGTAACAATTGGTCTGCACCTTTGTCAAAAGAATTGATGCGCTTCTTTCTCAAACCAAACATTGGTGTATCTAACGCGACTGAAGTAGCGTCCAACGGTATATTATCAAGACTCGTCCACCCCACTAGGTCATCCATATTCCATTGCAAATTGCTAGAGTGCGCCATATAGAATGAGTTGAGTCCTCTAGTCGCTGGTGTTCTAGGAGAAGGCATACCCTCCATGAAAGATTCAATCGCGTCAACACCCGTTTTTTGCTCTTCTTCATCATCTTGGTTGTTGGGGTCAAAGCCAAGACTTCTTTCTGCTATCTCATCCAAACTCATGTCACCGCGCGTCATCTCAAGTTTGACTTTGTTGCCAGCGTCGTAACTTGCTAACATAGCATCTTGCTCTTCGGGACTGTAATTACTTGCTTGAAGCGCGGTTGATAAGTCAACTCTGATTTGACCGTCAATGTCCTTATCGGGGTCAAACTCATTGATTCTCTCTTGTGTTACATTTGAGCCTTTACCCGTTCTCTCACTTCTGTTTGTCTGAGCGAAATTGACTGTTGACAACGGTGCGAAGTAAATGTCTTCAAACGCTTCTTCGTAAGCACGCGCGAAGTCGTTTGATTCACCATCTAAGTTACCGTGATAACCTACACCTTCCATGACTATACCTAGAGGCGATAATGACAGTTTGGGTTTTTTCTGCATATCCCAATCATCATCACAACCATGAGTGTAAATGTAACCATTTATTGATTCGCGTAAATGTTTACTGAACTCTGTGCGCGCATAGTCGTTAGCAATACCATTGATTATGTCGTCGAGTTGACCTTCATCAAAGAATCCACTTTTCACTAATTCTTTCATGTCCGGCAAATCATCATTCATTTCTAACATAGAGCCAACTAAGTCGCTTTTGATGTGCGGGTATTTGCCACCTTCATTGATGAAAAACATGTTATTCTCTTCAGCGAACTTTTCAGCAATAGATTCCAAATCATAATTATTGAGTACAGAAGCAATAGAAGATTCCACCGCACGCGGGAAGTTATTCTCTTTCATTTGCTCTATCTTACGCTCTTTCATTTGCTCTATCTCAGTCATCAATCGAGTCTTCTTATCTTTGAGATAACGGTTGCCAATCGTTTGACTCATACCTCTTTTATCAGCACCACCCGCGTAAATAGTGTTTAACATGTTATCCATTAGATAAGCATGATGAGCCATGTAACCTCTCGCGTTTGGACCTAGAATCTTGTTGATAACAGAATCATTGATTGAGCCGTCATCTTGAACACCAGCACCCGTCAACATCCATTTCTGTATTTGATAAATGTCATCATAAGGTAACATGGCTATACCTAAACGATATGGGTCTATACCAACGCGACCAAAGTTAAATTGACCCTTCAAAGGTTTTTGACTTCTGCTATTGTACTTATCTGCCAACTTTCTCAGTTTGCCGACAGGCGAGTCATCTTTACTAGAACGGATAGGTTGGCCGTTATCATCAAACAGATTATCCATCACCACATCGCGTGGTAACCCTTCATTCTCCCAATTCTTGACTCTCATAAAGTGTAAATCTAATTGTTGAGCGATATTGCTTGGAAGGTCATTGACATCGTATCTCTCTTTGTAATACTCTTTGAAATTATTACGGCCTCTTTCAAACAATTTCATCATGTTAACATTGTTTCCATTCCATGTACTGAATATGTGCTGCTGCTTCAATTCCGGTGACATACTCTTAGATAATTTCACCATCGCATCATTGAGTCTTTTCGCATTACTCATACCATCTTTGTATAGGTAGCGCGTTAACTTTTGGAAAAGTGGTATCTCACCATATGAAACATCTCCATCGCGCGGAGGAAACATATTTACTGCTCTGAACTTTGAATGGTCGCCTATAATATTCAGACCCTTATCCTTAGTATTAGGTACAGAGTCGTGCCTCCAACCCGCTGCACGACGAATCATAGTGTCAAACGCATTAACATCATCTTGCTCTATCGCTCTTATCAAATCCTCATTATTGATTTGAGGCTTCATGCGATGATGGCGTGGAGGCGCAGGTTCGCTGCGAGTGTCCTTAGTTGAGAATATTTTTGCCTGTTCACTAGCGGGTAGTTTGTTAAACTCTAGTGTGGGTTTCATTCTGCCTTCAATATATTCTTCCGCTTCATTCTTGAGGAATATACGCGTGTAACCTTGATTCTCTAAGTTGTTACAACTCAACAAGACATTGACGGCTTCATCGCGTGCGTCTTGATTATCGAATACTGCTTTTACAAACTCATCACAAACTCGGTGATGATATTCAAAGGCATCTTCGCGCACACATCATCACCTCATAGGAAGTCTGTGAGATTGTATGCTGATTCCGGGTTCTTATCGGATGGGTCACCCTTCTTGTTTTCGCGCGCTTCTAACGGGTATGGGTAACCGATAGGAGTCAACTTAACTTCTTCCTTCTTGGGTTTGGTTTTTGGAACTTCCTTAACTTTTATTCGTCTTTGATTGGTGTCATAATACCCTGTGCGTACAGGTTCACTACCTGTAACATTAGCAAACAAATCAGCGTGTTCTGAGCCGAACTCCTTTGTTTCCTTGTCAACCTTTTCGATGATGTCATTCGCTTTTTCAATTATCTCATCAACATCGGGGGCGTGCTGCCCTGCTTCAACCTTCATTGGTTTCATTGGTCTATCCTCCTTCCTTCAACTTCTGCTGCGGTGTTAGCCATAGCGTGAATCTCTTCCCATGACATATCATGCCATTCTTCGTTTGATGATGGCATACTCATACCCGCATCGTCGATAGCAGCAGCCGCTTTACTAATGACATCTTCACGGTCACCGCGAAGTGGGTCACCCCAAACATCTTCGTTAGCAGGTGTTTTTGCACGCACAAAACCTGCGCGCTTGAGTAGTAACTCCGGTGCATCCATACTCTTACGCATAGATATAATCTCAGCATCCATTGATTCCATTTTACTAATGAGTGCTTTCATTAGAACCATAGCATCAGTTTCTTCTGACACGCTCACACCTGTCCTTGCTTCTTGAAGTGGCTACCGATTCTGTCCGGTCCAATGTAACCCATTGGTCTATCTTCGGACTTCGCGATAACTCCCTGTGTACTGTTAAATTGAGCAACAGGGAAACCACCCGCGAATCTATCATTAACACCCATGATTCTGTCACCACCGTTCTGTGACTTGTAAATCGCGGTGACATCATCAGCGAGATAATCAGCGTTACTTTGAATGCTGCGTAAGAATTGTTCTGCTGATACAAGGTCGTTATTTGCAAGTGCAATCTTGAACTCAGACAAAGCAGATTCAAGTTTACGAACCATCGGGTCCATCTTGTTGAGTAGGTCGCTCATAAGTAAGCCCATTACTGCTCAACTCTTGAAGGTATCGCTATTAAAAACCACTTTCTTTTTGCTTGGAAGTAGGGTCTTTCGCGGCTTGGATGCTATCAAGTGCTTCTTCTAATGGTGATTTTTTAGCACCGCGTTGGTTCTTTTTGGATGAAGGCGCGCCGGATTGATGAGTTTCAGAACTAATAGGCGCAGGTCCATTATCGCGTTGCCCTGTTCCTTCACCCAATCCTACTGCTTTTTCCATCATCATAATCGGTGTACCACCACCGGGCGACGCTCCGCCGCTAGGAGAAGCCCCAACTCCCGGTGGCATCATCGCGCCCGCACCCTGTGGAGGTAAGCCGCCCCCCGGCGGCATAGGTGGAGTCATACCGCCACCCATCGGCATTCCGCCGCCCGGTGGCATAGGCATTCCGCCCGCGCCACCAGCCTGTTGCATCATGGCTGCTTGCGGGTCGGGTTTCTTGTAAACGAATCGTATATCGCGACCAGCATCTTCTGTCAATTCCGGTTGGAATCCAAGTGCTTGCATTCTTTGTGCAATGTTCACTTCTTGCTCATCGCGTCTTAGTCGTGTGATTTCATCTTCTTCTTCATTCGGATATAGTGTTAAACACCAATCTTCGACACCCATTTGTTCTAACAGGCGAGGGAATAATTCGCGTGAATACAACTTCTGTCCCGACTCAACTGCTCGATTAGTAACAAGTATCTGCATACCTTCATTATTCAGTCCACCGGATTTACCGGCATCCATCATAAACACATTAGAAACACCATAGAAAGCCGCTATACGCATCCTTATCTCATCGCGGACTTGTGCGTACTGCATTTCATCAAGGCTATCCATGAAGCGCACGAACTCAACTTTACCACGACCCGATGAAGATTCAACACCAACCTTTGGTATGTAGTGCGGGTCGCGTTCCATCTTCTCTTCCGCGCCTTTCCAAAATGAAGCGGTTGATTGGATATTATCAGTAGTAATAGCGAGTACACCGCGTGGGATTCTTCGCTTTTGATATGCAAGATAGATGTAATTATCCATCGCGGTAAGAGACTGTGCTTGCCTCCACATACTAGCGACAGGAGAACGCCCATACAGTTTAGTTGGATTGAACTTAGACAAGTGTAACACTTCACCTTCAATGTAGTATTGCGTTTTACCACTACCAGCAGTATTGATGTAATGAACATCTTGGAGAGGGAGAGAACACACTTCGCAATTCTTATGCTCGCGGTTATGAGGATAGGTTTTGTCACGGTGGATAGGACACATGAGGTATCTGCCACCACGCTTACCCGCTTTATCAGCAACAATACGCATGAATGTAGGGTCACCACGCACTAACTCTTTGACTCGGAAGAACTCTATTTCACCACTATCGGGGTCAATGAAATACTCTTTGATGAGCAACAGGAACGCGTCATCAACAATATCCAAATCCCATTCTATCTCTTTCATTATCTCGATGAATGATTGGTCCATGCTATTGCGTTGTTTTAGTAACCAACGCGGGTACATGATTTGGTCTGCATCCGGGCTATCGAACTCTTCATTGCCGCAAATACGACACTCCGTGACAGTATCATGTTGATATTCTTCTCCGCAATTCGTACACTTCTTGTGATACTTCTTTTCCCAATAGTAACCGCGTCTAAAGATTTCTTGACATAAGGTGTTGATTGTAGTTCGTAAAATAATAGACTCTTGAACAGTCGCGTAAAGTGCAGGTATTGAAACACCTTGTACGAGAACAGGTTCTTGTATGCCCGTTTTCCATAACGGCATCATAGGTTCGGGTGTTGAACGCCTTCTGAACGGTTTACTTAGCGAACTCAGAAAACGCCCTACCAATCCTTTTTCCTCTGCCATTATATCATCTCCACAAGTCGGTTAGCGTCGTCAACAAGACGAAGGGTTTCGCCGTCCCGATTAAACATCGCAAGCACTCCCGCTTCATCAATGTTCCACTCCTTCAGCAATTCTTCGCGCTTATCCGGCACATCTTTCCAATTCAACCACTTAACAATGCGAAACAATTCATCACGGCGTGATTTGATAATATCAGTTTTACGACCGCGCAAATCAAGAAGTTCTAGGACTGCATCAGCCTGTCCTTTTTTCATTCGCAAGTGTGGTTTGATTCCCTTCATTAGTTTGCGCAAATCATCTCGACTGTAAAATTGTAACCTATGTTGAGTCCTTCTGCTATTCTTGTGAATCTTCAAATCAGTCTGTAATACACCACACCCAAGAGCCTTGTGTAAATGTTCACAATGCATCTTACCTCTTTCACCTGTGGCGATAAAACCTGCCCGCGGCTCAAGACGCTTTGTGATAGTGATATAACCATCAGCATCTAAAAAGCCAGCAGCGTAAGCCCACACATCTTTGAAAATTACCGTGTCATCTCTGATGATGCCCCATGATGTGCCAACACGCTCAATGTCATATTCAACACCATGCATCTTGAGAAGCGCGCTCAATTTTGAACTTGAAAGATTTCTAGCACCCGTCATGTTAGCGAAAATCTCAGAAGAAGGTAATGGGCCACGCGATTCAAGTATTTGTACCGCCTTTGTTAGATGAATAGCATCTGTCTTTTTGATATTATCAACTGAATGCAAAGCGTTTTTCCATTCTTTTTTCGCATTCTTTTTTACCTGTTGAGCATCAACCCACATCTGTCTTTGCTCATCATTGAAATCTCCTTCAAGTAGCAACAGTTTGCTAATGGTATCATTAGCCTTCTCCCATTGAACGCACGCTCTTCTTAGCGCGTATTGACGATTGTTACCATGTTTTCTCAACGCTTGTAAGTCACGCTCACTAATACCTAGATTGCGGACAGTGCCTTCGTGCTTACCAATCCATTCGATTGATTGAAGAGTTGCTTCCACTTCTTGCTTCTTCGCGATACGAATAGCATCAATAGCATAATCAATAGCGTCGCGCATATCTTTATGTTCACGACGAGCCATTCTCAAATCCTTAACTAAGTCACCAGCACCGCGGCCAAACATTGACTGAAACCAACCACCATCGGGGAGAGAACGCTTGAGTTGTTGTTGAACTATTTGCTTTATCTTATCCTCTTCCTTTTTTTCACCATCTTGATTATTTTCGGGTGGAATAGGGTTGGCGTTTGCTTGTCCTTGACCTTGAGCCGCGGGTCTAGGTGCATCACCAAATGAAGGTCCTTGAATGGTGTTTTTCAATATACTGTTCGACAGTATTTCAGAAAAAGAATGTATTTCAACCATCCGATTTCATTGCCTCCGGTCGTCCGTTTTCAATCCAACACTTCTTACAAAAACCGAAAGGGTACAAATCGGTTGTTGTATAACAACATCCTTTGTAAACCCCTTCGACTTCACTCAACAATTCCACCTCTTCAGTGCTGCACCTTTTGGTGTTAGTTTACCCTTCTTAGAAGTCGGTCCTTTGACACCACTCATCCGCGCACAAAATGATTTGCGTCTTTTGGCTTTTTTACCACCGGGTTTGAGTTTGCTAGGTTTAGTTGTAACAGGTGGTTTCAGATTTGCGCCTGTCTTGCGCTTTGCAGCAGCACGACCTTTGGCGTTCAAACCACCCTTCTTACTGTGCTTGTTAGGATTGTAACCGTGAAATGGTTTGCTCTTCTTCTTTGCTTTTAGCACAGTAGTTGCTATCTCAAACGGAGAACAGCACGAACAAAATGTTACTTTTTTCGCGATGTCGTCATCCGTCATCATTGCTAATTCTTCTGCCGTTATTGGCTCATGTTCTATGTATTCGTATTCCATCTTCACCACCGTCGGCTTACCGCCAACTCCTTGTTTTTTACTGCGTTTTCGTTTTGTAGCCGCGCGCTTTTGACCTTCCGACATAGAGCCGGATGTCTTTGGAGTTTTACTTGACACTTTGACAGATGGGCGACATTTTGGATAACCCTTTGAAGAAGTCTTGGCTTTGCTTCGCCCACACGGAGGATGTGACCCATCCTTATTTTTGCGGGAAACATCCACCCACTTCTCCTTGAACCAACGGTTCAGATTCTTTTCCACCATCACTTACCAGCCCATGCATCACATGTGTATTCTTTATTACAGGTGAAATCATACCACTTGCAGTAACCTGTCATGGGGTCTTCTGTTGCTGAATCATCCCACGCTTTACAGTTACCACACTTCTTTGAGCCTGTGGCTTTTCTGTAATTAGGTGCGTCCTTCTTGGCTTTCATCAAAGCCCACGCTTCTTCAAGAGCGTTCATTTTTTCTTGCCCCCCTTCTTCTTTTTACCACGGAACTTGCCGCGACAGTATTGAACAGCCCAACCATTTGCATACGCGCTTGGATAAACCTTGAACTTACGCTTCGCTGCTGCTTTACCAGCCGGACATAACTTCTTCTCAAGATAACCAAAAGCCGCTTCAGTACCTACGCAAAACTCACAATCACAATCAGTCATTTCAACCACCCCTACAAAGAGGACAAGGGTCACCCTCTATCATTCCTTTGCCTTTACACGCGGGACAACTTTCATCACCTTGTGTAACATTCAAACCAAACTTACCCAAAAAATCATACATATCTGTATTTTCTTTGGGTGTTAATTCTTGACTGTAATCTGTGTTAGCATCTATGCAATGGTGGTTCTGTAAAGCATTTTCACCATAGAACATGCGTTTACATTTAGGGCATTGAACTTCGCGCCCCTCTTTTAGAACAACCCACCAATCAGTCAATCTAACAACCCCGCCATAACTTCGTCTAAGTCCACAATACGCTCGCGGAACTCGGTAGTAGCCCAATGTGCTAACGCTAACGCGATAGCAAAGTCATCGTGTCGCCCAATACTATCAAGGCGACCCTTCTTACTCATACCAAACATAAGCAATTCTCGCTCAAGTTCAGACATGAGCGTGCGTGAACGGTCATCTCCCCACGGCAAACGAATCTGCTCTTTTTCAAAGCGCAACACCAAACCCATGAGAAGTGACTCACGGCGTTGGCGTGTGGAAATGAATGTCTTGATAGGAAGGTCGGTATCAGCGCGTAATTCAGTCGCGAAGACACGCTGGAAGTTGTTAGCCTCAAGTTCAATTACATCGGGATTAAACTTTGCATTCAAACGCTGAATCTCCATGATTTGTGTGCGGAAGTCCATGTTCTTCCTACGAATTGCGTGAACCAACTCAAGCAGTTCGGGGTTGGTGGATGGTCGACGAAGCACTACCATAACTGTGTAATCTGCTGCGCGGTCACTCGAAATAGCAGGGTCCCAACCGATGAAGTATTGGTCGTCGGGGTCACCAACTTCACGCTCGATAATCTTGAGCGTTGAGTCTTTTGCGGCTTGTAGGATAGTTGAAGGGAATAGACTCGATACATCGTCCATTGGTTCACATAGATATTCGCGAGCAAAAGCAATCGCTGGCATATCTGCCCTGCGCGCATCCAATGATTCTAAGTCCCATCGTTCCGGCCATAGTGCTACACCTTGAGCGTTTATCGCAGGGTATGTTTCAACAAGATAACCGTCACGACTTTCTAGTTCAGTGTAAAGGTCAGTAGGTGTAAACGGTGTACCAACTATCATCAGTTTAGATGTGTGGTGAAGTGTCGGTACGAGAACTTCGTAAAACCAAGAAGCAACGCGAGCAAGTTCTGTATCGGTAGTACCCCACAGAATGTCGTCGCAAAGAATCAAATCGGGGTGAATACCACGAATAGCACCACCCACTGATTTCGCGCTAATGTTAGAACCATTGGAAAAACCGAAGAATGTTTTAGACCAACTATCCGGCTTCTTCATTTTAGCAAGGAATGGTACACCATCAATCAAATCATTCAGTGTTCGCATGTGGTGTATAGACTGATGCAGACTGTGTGAAATCAATACTGCTTTGGTCTTTGGATTGAATGCGGTTTTCCATAACATGTAGCCGAGAAACAGTGTTGACTTACCGTGGTCGCGCGCTGCTTTTACACAGTATCGCTTGCGCTTCTCAAGATTGTTATACCATCTTTCATGGTGGTGTGATAATTGAAACCCAAGAATCTCTTCAAAGAAGAACTTGAAGTCGCGCTTCGCTACTTCAAAGTCAATTTCTTCGATTGCTTCAAGGGATAATTGCTGCACACAATCACCTTATGTTCAACCCTTTCAATAGCGAATCCCAACTCGCGTAATGCTTATCTTCGGACAAATCCAACAGTTCGCCACCGTCATCATCACCTTCATCTTTTTCGTCAGCGAAAGTAAACTGCGGATTCTTATTCGCCACTTCTTCGACAACCTCTTGCGCTTGTGAGTCACCTGCTTGTGCTGCTTGCACTACTTGTGCTGCTTGCGGTCGCGATATACCCATCTCGTTTGCAATCGCGTTTGCTAAGTCTGTTCTAAGACCTTTTTTACCCGTTGCTGCTATAATGTCGTCATAAGTCAAACCCTGTCTGCCATACAAACCTTGCGCTATTTCTGCGGCTTTCCTACGCGAACCACCGGGTTTGTAAACACTTTCTGCCATACTTTGACCGAAAGCGGTAGCAGGGTCCAACTCAGTAACTTGGGCTACATCCGGTTCAACAGGTGTAGGTGGCCCTGCTTGAGTTGGCGGTGGTGCTTCTTCATTAAGGGTAGTGTGATAACCACTGTCATCCTTTACAGTGTTGTTAGCCTCAAAAAACTCTTCATCTTCTTTTTCGGGTTCAACATCCGCGAAGGTGAATTGCGGGTTTTTGGTTTCTTCTTCGGGTGGTGTCGCATCAGCATCGAGCATTGGGTCAGAGACACCTGCTAATGGTTCTTCGACTACTCCTTCTTCGACCGGCGCAGCCGGTGGTTTCATCCTATCCCTAAGCGCACCGCGGAATCCTCTGCGACCGGCTTGTTGTGTGCCGATATTAGCAATCTCGCTTCGCAAAGCATCATCAACAGTCATCGTTTGACCTGCCTTCTCATGGTCTTCGGGATATTTAGGTAAACCATCGGGGAAATATCTCTGCACCATACCCCTATCGTAATTCTTCATTTGTTGGTCGTAACCTTCAGAACCGGGAACCATCCTATTACTGTAATCTTGTCGTCTGCTAGCACCGCTTTCTAAAAACTCTCTTCTATCGCGCCCCTCTCTCAAATCTCTTCTTTCAGTCAAGTAATCTTTGAACGCACCCGGTGCTGCCTTGATACGCTGCATGTATTCAGCCATTCTATTTTTGACACCGGGGAACTTCCGCGCTAAATAACCACCAGCAGCCTTACCAGCGTCAGCAATACCTCGACCAAACTTACCATATGCTTCGCGACCCCCTTGAGTCATACCCAAAGCAGAACCTAATCCATACGCGCCTATACCAGCAGCCATACCAAGACCTTTACCAGCATCCTTGAGTCCTTGCCCTGCTGCTGCACCGTATTGACCTGTTTGTGCTAAGTCGCGAATCCTCGGTCTTTCACCCGGTGCAAGATTTTGGAGGCGCGCATCTGCTCCCGCAACTCTTTGTGCGCCTAATATTTTCCGCGCTTGTCTTTTACTGTCAACTGCTACTTGATACGGGTCAGTGCTACCAACACCTTGCATCTGCATCATAGCAGCCGGTCTATAATCTGAACCAACACCAAAAGGATTAGGGGCATTCTTACGGATGATGTCGGGATGAGAGTTTTCGCGTTCCGCGACAGCCTTGATAAGCGGTTCCCAAGTATCGTCATCAGTATCTAACATGACATAATTGAAATCTTTCAGTGTGCCACCTTTCGCAAAGATAAACTCCATAGTACCCATGTCAACACCGTGTTGCATCATACTACTATTCCATTCTAATTCCCACATTTCAACCATAAATGATGCCCCCGCAAGACCTCTTGATAGCGCGAACCACATCATGTGTAGTGTTAAAGGATTTCGCTATAATAGCCCAATCTCCTACACTCATCGCGATAGCGCGCACATCAATACTCGACATGCCTACTTCTTGACTTAATTTTTGCATATCGTAAGAATCGTTTGGGTCGAACTTTGTAATCAAAGAACCACCCGCATCGTGCAATTGCACGCGTTCCATTATCGTCGCGATGACACCCATCGGGTCGTCGTCCGAATATTTGAAATCAAAATCATTAGGGTTGTAAGTAAAACCTCCTTCGGGTGGCTGATACACAAAACTGCTAGGTTGCTCATACGCACCCTGCACATTAGCACTACCGCCTAGAGGCCCTAGTGGGTCTTGTGCTAACGGTTCTTGAGTTGAAACTGTTGGTGGTAAGTCACTCATTGGGTCTTCCGCGACAGGCTTTGGTTTCTGTGACATATCAGTCGTGCTACCACCGCTAAGATAATCGGGGAATGATTGATGTAAGTGGTCTGTGTCTTCGCTATAATTGTCGTGCATGAAGTGTCTTTGGTCCACGCTACCTAGCGCGTCTAAGTCAATCTGCTTACCACCACTTGTTAACGCGACATCTTTCCATCCACTAACAACACTCTTTGGTGCAGTCGGGAACATTGACATAGCGTTTATATCTATACCTAATGTTTCAGCAGTTTTCAACATAGCCAAGATTTCAATAGTAGCATTAGTTCTCCCGTTATCATCATCACCTACATCTGAAGCGACATGGCTTTTGTGGTCTAAATAGATGTCATTCACTTCGGGGTTTTCTATCTGTAACGCGGCTCTCATCCTTTTCATGACTTTTCGCAAACCCGATGGCCTACCGTCTTTACCGCTACCGAATAGTAATTGATTAACAGGTGCGCGAGCCATTGCTCTCGCAGTTGGTTGGTCGTAACCCCTCTCCATTAATTGATTCATAATTCTTGTTGACATGTTTCCCGATGCGGAAGGTACGAAGAAGTCATTTGGTAAAACTGAAACAATATCCATAGGTGTTATCTTGCCATACGCAGCACTTTCTCCGTGTAATCTTTTTGAATCACGCGTCATTTTAGTGCGACCCGGTTGTGTAGGGTCTTTCTCATTTGAAGTAACTCTGTAAGTTAACCCATCAGTGATTTGACCGGGTTCGATTACATTCTGTTTTGCGCCTATTGAAGTTTGCACATTTCTCTTCTTGAACACTTCTTTGAGTTCCTTATCAACATGAAGAGCAGATGATTCAAGGTGTTGACCTAATGTTGGATGTGCTTCATTTCGCGCATGGTTGTTAATCAACTTGCCATCATTAGTTCTCACGGTTCTTTCTGATGTAGGCACGCGACGACCTTGATGACCGCCGTAGTGATTGTTTTTGTATTCAGAATGTAAACTACCATCTCTGTCGAAAGGGAGTGGTAAAATGTTAAAGTCATCGCCCGAACTTCTTTTTGTCGCGTTGAACATCATTGTTGCTTCGTTAAAAAAATCTCTTGCTAATCTTTTCGCGCTACCTTCACTAGAAGGGTATCTTTGCGTACCGCTTTCATCTTTGTAACCTTCCTTCATCATATCAGAAGCGACTATGTTAGCAGCAATTTCCATAGGCCATTTATTCAACACTCTTTCGCTCAAATTATCAAACAGTTCACCTGTCAAACTGTTGATGTGGAAATGACTGTGTTTGGTGTGGTCTGAATGTCGCGGTGGAAATGACATGGCGTGGTGCTTACCCGGCGGGCCATACTTACCCTCGACATCGTGATACCAAACACCCTTACCCTTGAGGATTATATCACTCACTAATAACCTCTCCTTTCAGCCCTTACTTGTCTTGCTTGTGTATGCGCAGGTGTTCCCACACCGTGTGAATAAGAATCGGGGTCAGTAGGATAATCTAACCTTTCTGCACTTTCATATCTATCCATCTCAACAACAGGGCGTGCTTGGCGTTTTACATGGGCTGTAAGATGCGGTTGCATACCTCTCGCCTTTTCATCAAACCGTTGTTCTCTGATAGGTTCTCCCTCGTATGTTTCTCCACGCTGATAAGGTTGGTAAACTTCACCCGTAAACCTATTCATTCGTTCTTCAATTGTTGGCCTCGGCTCCCTAATCTCAACATTTCTTTCAGCGACAGTTGTGCCATGCTCGTCCCTATAATCACGCGCTACTTGTCGAGCAAATGCCTTCAATCGGTCTGCGTTATAATAACGCTCCGATTCTTCTTCACGCATTTTTCGGTCAATTCGATTTTTCATTTCTTGTAATTTTTTATTTTCGCGTCTTGAGCGAGGATTTGCTTTGAGTAATAACCACCAATCTTCAATCAACCTATACCACCTCGTCTTACATACAAATCATAAGGATGTGCGCCCCATCGTGTAGCATCATCATCGGGGTCTGTTTCAGTAGCCCCTGTTGGATTAGATGAAAGACCACCCGATGAGTTAGGTGACGATTTCTCATCAGCACCCTGCATTGACTTATCCTCTTTACGCATTAATCGGCGCAATAGATGATTGAGTTGGTCTATCAATTGACGATATTCTATCTTATCGCGTTGATTCAACTTGCCTTTTCTGATAAACTCTTCAGACGCAAGAATCGAATCGCTTGAACCGATACCACCAGCAGCCATAGCAGAAGCGCGACCACCAGCAAGTGACAAATCCTTCGCGGCTTCAGCACCACCCGGTGTTGCCGCAGTTCTTGGTTGCCTAGTAGCCTTCTTATGTGGCTTAGAATCTCTTGAACCTCTAACCGCGCGTGGTATTCTTGCAGTAGGGGTGACCGTTGGGATAGGCGGTGTTACATCCTGTGTTGGCTGATTCTGCCTTTGTTGCTGCCTCATTGCTTCTGCTTCACGCTCTCTAGGATTTTCATAGGAGGCTTTAGCCCTAGAACGCCCTGTTGAAGTGGTAAGTCTCACAGGCGCGGTTCTTTGCCTGTAAGTGTAACCTCCACCGAATGAAGCATAAGGTGCGCGAGCCGCAGACATAGTAGCAGCGATTCCGGGTTGACGCACATTCCCCGCTTTCAGTGGCACACCGCTACCCTTCTTTCTCCTTCTCCTTTTGATAGACTCAACTCTAACATTCTTTTTCGCTTTACGCTTCTTCCCTGTTTTCGCTCTTTCGCGCGCTCTTACAGTTTCAATAGTAGTGGTTTTCTGCGGTCTATCTGTATCATACTTCGGCTCATTCTTCTTTTTGCGAATCATCTCAAACGCATCGTCAATGTAATCTGTTGTTGACAAAAGAATGTTAGAACCTAATCCGCTAGCATTTGGATTACCACCTGCGTTAGCCTCGTTTTGACCGACCTGTCCTGTCATTTGAGCAAGTTCAGCCTGTTGTTTCACTTGACTATCTTCCTCATCTTCGGGGTTTTTCTGAGGGATTTTGATTTTCATGTGTTGAATACCATGCAATTTTTTAGCACGCTTTTCCTGTTCTTCGCGCTTCTTAGCCTCATGCTTAGCACGCTCTTCTGAATCTTCGCGACCAACGCTAGAATCGTCTTCCAACTCTTCAGCACTTTGTCGAGGATTGAATCGCAGTCCAGCGGTACTACCTTCGGGACCACCAACCATCAAACATCATCTCCCATCAGTTTACCGCGTAGTCTAGTCCAAACTTCGGGTGACTCCTTCGCTAATTCGACCTTGAGTATGTTTATTGTCTGTGCGGTCATGTTCTCATTAGTAGTTCCAGCAGCACGCTCTTGGACGCGCATGATGTCTTTTACCGTTTCACGCACTTCTTTGTGTAGCGATACAATGTTACGCACATACTGAGGGTCATTACGGTCAGCATCGTCGAGGAAATGACCTAATTCACCATTGATTCGCGATAAATTGTTCCGCAAGGCATCCATTTCTTGACCTGCTTCAACAATAATTAGGTCTGCTGCACCCTTCTGCACGACAGGTTTGAGATGATGTCTGATATGATGATACACCGTGGATTCCGGTATCTGCAAATCTTCCGCTATTTGTTGGCTAGTCATAGAGCCGTTGAAATATGCCATCTCAAGAGATTCGCGTTTAGGCGAAGTACAAAATGCACATTCACTGTTGCTCGACATATGATACTCGCCCATATGGTTTCTGAAATGTCTATCAGCGGTTCCTTCGCGCCAACCCTTTTGTTTATCTAATTCCTTTGCAGTTATAAGACCGGCTTTCATCAATTCTTCAATGCTATCGCGGTCGGGGTCTTGACAGAACTTACAGGAGGCCCTAGTTATACGCTCCGCCATAGCAAAGACCATGTAGTGGTGGCAAAAGAACCTTTTCCATGCGAAAACGCTTACAGCGCGCACCAAAAATCGGCGGAGTTCCTATGTCAATAGGGACTGCGAAGAGTCTTTCGCGTGCTGCCGCTGATTTGATTACAAATCAACGCGCTGATATGAAAGAGAGGCAGCGGAGGCTATGGATTTGTCAAAGTTGCCCCGAAAGACAACACAAAAGGTGCGGATTATGCGGTTGTTTTTTGAAAAGCAAGAGTATGCTCAAAAATAGCGAATGCCCTATCGGTAAATGGAAATTACCCTTGACTAGCGAGTCTGCGATAGACGATGCCGGTAGCAGTAAAACAAACGAACAGTGAACCTATAATCCAACTAAGCGTAGTGGAGTTCATATCCGGCCCCGAAAACACTAAGATAAGGAAACAACCCACTGTTAATGAGATTAATTGCACCATTATCATGTCAACTATCACTGATTTGCGCAAATTAGTCATATCACTAACTGCTGAATAGAAAGAAGTCATATCCATATCATCGTCCTCCTGTCATAACCGAGCGAAGGAATGAACCTGCGCCTTGACCTACACTTTGCATCATACCGGGGTCAGCCATCGCGTCGTTCAACATGTTCTGCATCACACTTTGGTTTGCAACTTGTACCATTTGTTGAAATTGCATAGTTTTCTGCTGAACATTATTTGATGACGCGTTAAGAATCTGAGTTTGCGCCATCGTGACACTATCAGTAGTCGGCATACCCTGCACCGCGCTAAAATCAAACTTATACCCATCACCATCTTCAACTAGACGCGCATTAGCAAGCAATGTGTTTACAGATACCGCGACAAGACTGCTCAAAAGTGAAATGAGCATGTTCATATTAGCACCATTATTCTCAGATAACCACTTGTCAATCATAGGATTTGATGTAATCATGGCAGAAAGAATCTCCATTTCAGTAGGCGGTGCTTGGTATTGGAATCCATACTGTTGTTGACCCCATTGTTGCCCTTGCGCTGGTACTTGTTGTTGCCCGTTACTTAGACCAAGATTTAACGCGCCGTTTTGTTGTGGTTGTTGCTGATTATTACTGTTAAAAGGCCACACCATGTTACCACCTCACGCGCTTCCCTCATTTTGTTGTTGTGGTAAAGGCATAGGTTCAACTTTTTGCTGCATTTCGTTAATTGCGAGAGCATCAAATAGCAATCTGCCGTTATTACCTGCATGGAATTGACGCATATCAAAAACAACTACCACTAAGTCGTTCATACCCGTTGCGACATTCGTCATATGAGTGATTGGGATATTATCTTGCTTGAGCATTTGGAAAAATGGCTCATATTTCGCTAATATTGGTGGAGTGTTGTCTTTTTTCTTAATTGAGTTGACGGGAACCGCGACTAGCGAAACTCCTTTCCTCAATTTCGCTTTCAGCGTCCCTGTTTCCGCTTCTTCTTCCGCTTCTTCTTCTTTTTCCCATTTTGTAAGCAGATGATACAAATGTAAGTGTTCGGGGCAGTAAGTACCGCGCATTTTACGCCCACTTGTGACATTTTCGCGTGCTACAAAGGCTTCAACCTCTCCCGTAACAGGATTTTTGAAATATATGTCCCATAATGACTGCCCTGTTTCCTCATCAATGATTTGGTCGTAAATATTACCTGCTACGCGGATAAGATTCTCAATATCGGCCCCATCAATAACACATCTCATAGTATTCGTGTTATATCTGTATTTGCCACCAAATAACCACCTGCGAGGCGAAAAAATAGACCTTTTTGTCGGTTTCAGCAACTTATATGCCTGTTTTATGTCCTTTTTACGCGCTTTTTTGGGGTTTGGGTGCTTAGAAGGGTAAAAATTGACCTGTGGAACCTGTATATGTTGACTCGCATTAGTCATAGCAGCCTGTGCAGATGCCTGTTGTTGCATCTGTGCAAGGCTCATTTGTGTCTGTGCGGCAAGGTGTAATAGGTCATTTTGGGGTGTTTTTCCAAGCATTTCATCACCAACTTAGCATTTCAATCATAGTTTTTTCGACATTCCAGCCGATTTTGGTCGCCATCATGCTAACGCGACACGGAATACCCGCTTTTTGTAGCCTTCGCATGGCTGGACGGTGTGCGTCAAACACTTTATGTTCACGCAAACGGTTAGATTGCCACAATATGTTAGCATTTTCGTCCCACCATTCGTCCGCTTTGTTCGCTACAAGCCATATTTGTTTAGGCGCGTATCGTTTACCCTTGAATCTCGACTTCAAAGAGCGATATTTCCACCTTTTATTGATTAAAGCATCAACAAGATACTCAAAACCACCCACCGCGTCGATGATTTGCGCTCCATTTCCCCTCAAAACACGCGTATCTGTCATAAAAATAACAATTTCAACCTGTCTATCGACCATATCGTCAATCCATAGGTTCCAAAAGCGTTGTTGACCGCCAATATCAGCAGAATGGACCACTCTTTTCTCTCCTTGCCACCTCAATCTCTTTCTCGTAGCCTTTGGTAGCACATATCCACCGCCGATTAGCCTTTTTGGGTGCATAGTACGCTCTTCTATGTCGTCCATTTCGCCCGGAGTGCGCATAAATTGGTCTAGTGTAGTTTTTCCGACTTGTGTTGGACCATAAACGCCGATTCTGCGCGGTTTGATGAAGTTGTAAAGTTCACGACCATACACAACTGCACCCATAAGCGCACTACCGGCGAATGTACCGACCAATTAACCCACCCATCCGCGTATTTTGTTGTAAAACCACTCAACAGTGTTCTCCCAAAGGCTAACATCTGTCTGTAATTCAAGATATGAAACCGTTAGAGCAGTTACAATACCCGTCACAACACAAAATATCAACGCTCTTCCGCGCTCATAGTAAGTATCTAAGGTATTTTGTGTATGTAATGCGCGTAATGTCGCTTCAGTAGCGTCATCGCTTGGGGTTTTGAATAACCAACCCATACAATCACTCCTTTTTGGTCTTCTTGTAAGTGCCGTCGGGGTTTCTCTCTCTGCCACCTGCACCTAAATTGAGTGACTTTTTGGAGTCTGCTTTGTGTTGCGGTATTTCATCACCATCATTCATCCCCATTAGTCCTAGATATTGTTGAACTTCGGGGTCTTTTTCTAATTCTTCCATCTGTTTAGCGAAAGCAACCTCTTGTTTCTTGATTTCCATTTCCATTTGAGCCTGTGCGAAACGCATTTGTTGGTTTTGCATCTGCCGCGTCATGTTTTTCTGCATATTAGATATGACAGCGCGTTGGTCCATACCATCTTGCGCTAACATTTTGTAAATGAAATACGACATGCCTTGTAATGTGAACGCGCCCATTGTGTATGTTATCGCGTTTGTGTAAGTATCTGCTGACTTGAGCCATAGACCAGCATCAAATACCGCAATCGCGCATCCTACGAGTACGCTTACGAATGATATTAGTCCTAAAATCCTCAATTCATCTGTGTTGTTTTGTGACCTGTTGCCTTGCATCGCAAGGGACCTCCTTGATATTCGTGTTCGCGATTGGTAAATAACGATTGCTCAGAATCATTCACCTCATTCTCGATATTATCGTATTATTATCATAATAATATATATTATTCTAATTATCATAATAAAATGATATTATCGAGAATCACTCTATGGTTTCCCTAGATGCCTGTTGTGCCTGTTGTGCCTGTTGTTGGTTCAACGCGGCTAGTCTTTGCATCTCCGCTTGTTGGGCCGCTGCACTTCGCAATGCTTCCATATCCGCTGCTGTACCTCTTCTCGGTGCATTGTAGTTATGCATCTCTTTTTGCGCGAAATCGAACTTCAAGGACTCGTCGTAGTTAGATGGTGTTAGTGCCAAATCGGGGTGATGCATAAGCAAAAGCATTTGAGATTCGTCTAACTTATTCATTATCGGAAGCGGCAAATCTTGCTCTTTGTATAACCTTTTTAGTTCTGAGAAATCCATACCGTCTTCGTTTTCGTCACCATGTAATATGTCTTCACGCGCTTCTCTTCGCATCCAATTAGGGTAGTTTTCGTACATAAGATTCTTTTTCAGCAAATCATACTTCTTTTTCTCTTTGTCTGTAAACTCCGCTTCTCTGCTTTGCATAATGTGCGGAGTCACTTCATCAACACCACCACCAATGTTCAACGGTTTCAGTTTTCCATCTGAACCTCTTCCTACAATCGGTAAAGTGCTGCGCCCATTGCTATCTTCGACAGGCACTACATTCGCGCCAGCCAACACTTCATTCTTGAAATGTTGAGCGTCAAGGACTAATTTGCCTATTGTAATCTTACTTTTCATATTCAACTTCTTATCCATGTCTTCTTCATCTGTGAATCCAGCAAGCATAGCGGCCTCATCATAGAAATGCGGTTGTGTATTATCATCCATTGTCAATTGCGCGAAATTGGCGACGGTTACATTTTCGTTTAAGTTAGGGTAATCCAACTTATTCAATTTCCCTTCAATGAATTGCTTGAGTGCCATGCGTTTGACATACTCCCTCCACAATGGTCTGATTTGCTCATTTATCGCGGAATCATGTTCTGAACCTATCCCGCGTTTTTGGTTCTGTGCGTTGCGCATAAACAAGTATGTGTCCTTCAATTTGGATTTGCTGACACCTTTCTCCTTCAACATTGACAAAAACTCATCATTCCAAGTAGCGGTCATACCTGTTTCGGTAGGTTCTATCGCGCTACCACCAAACTCTTCCATCAACGCGTTAAGTTTCTTACTTTGTATGTTGGTAGTGTTTATGCGTTTCATTGGTCTTTGTGTACCCGTTGCTTTATCAGTAAACTTAGGGTCGTTGATAACTTCCATAATTGCGTCCATTTCGTGCTGCTTGAACTTATCATCTTGCTGCATTCTATACAGAAGGTTTGTAGCATCATCATCGCCTCTATAATGCATTACCATATCAGCATATGTTGGCTCTTTAGGTCGCCTATGCGGTGTCGCAGGGTCAAATAGACCTTCGTAGTATTCATTGGTTGTCATGAATCTGCCATGCGCGAATATCTTAGGTTCAAACTGTGATGCCTTCTTTTGAATTGGCAAGTCTTTTCCAGCAAGATAATCTGACGGACTGATACCTAATTCACCTTCTTCGCCCATTGGGAGTGGCATTCTTTTTGATTCTTCAGTCGCGAAATGTCTTTCTGCTAGTTCTTGCAGTTTATTCAAAGGTTCTGTGATAGGATGGTCTTCATCACCATGCGCGTGTTTTCTGTGCGGATGATTCAAGATTTCGTTAACCAAACCATCAATCATGGCAATATCATCATCGCTCGTAGCACTTCGTTTTGCGTATTTTGATAACACCGCAACCCTATCTTCTAAGATTCTATTGACATGCGAGTCCATGAATGCAGTATGAACTTTACCTTGCATAGTGCCGGAATAAGCCCCGTACCCCGAACCTGTCGGTGGTTTGTAAGGGGGGCGTTCTCGGCTTTCTAAATCTCTAAGAGTCTGCCCTACATCTCCACCACCCGCTAACACTTCGGCTAATGTTGCGACTTCAGTTTGCTCCGGCGTTTCCGGCTCATCATCCGCAAACTCAAATATCGGACTTAACGAAAGTGGTTCGCGTGTTTTTTCCTTCTTACGCGCCTCTGCCAAATCTCTCTTGCTGGTGTATAAGCCTGTTTTCAACCAATTCTCATACTGTTCATGAGGCATAGAAGCAGGTCTGAAAGACTGAATAACTTCTTTCAGATAATCGGGTATCTCTGTTCCTCCCATCCTATAATCCGCGAGCATAGCAAATAGTTGATTCATAGCATCTTGGTTTGCACTATGTGTGTGATGATTATGCAACTTACCTGTTATGAAATTACCATCTTGGTCGATGTAACCATTGTGAATCATATCGTTATCTTCCGGGTCGCGCGTCCCACTACTGAAACAGTGAGAACACAAACCGTTTGATATTTTACCGCCTATCACATTGGGGTCATCGTGTTCGCAATCGGGACAAGCGATTTGCTCATGGTCGTCTGCGCCCATAGGATGTTCTTCATCAGAATACATAGGGTGTGATTCCCACGAACCGTGGTCGCGTGGTCGCATGTTATCAGCAATGTATTTGTTCATCTTAGGTGAGTTTGAATCTTCACCCGACATACCACTAACGCGACTCTTCACCCAAGAGGCTGCTTCGCCTCTATTGATATGACCGTGACCGTGACAAACACCACACAGCGTCGGTGCGTTATCGGGCCAATTAGAAATCAAATCCGCGCTAATATTGCCTTTTCCTATTTCCTCTTCTGCCCCTCTAGTGAAATGTGAGTTTTGATGTCTTCTGCGCATTTCTGCTTCAGTCAACATACCCATCTCGTCTTCTTCGCTTTCATGATGAGAGTGGTCTGCTGAAGAGTGGTTTATCATAGCGTCGGGGTCTAATCCTAACATTTCTGCTACTTCTTCGTCTAGCATACCGACATTCGCGTCTTTTATTATTTTCTCAATTGTTTTTTGGTCTTCGACAGACAGGCTTTCATGCCCTTTCAATCTTCTCAGTGCGCGTAGTTGATTCATGTCATTAGGTCTTGGTAACGCCTTATTGTTAGTGAAATGCCTAACACCCGTTCCAGCCATTTCACCCACTTTACCTAACTTGTAATTGCTGAGTTGGTGTTGATAGTCCCGCGTTACTTTTCCAAACTCATCACCTTGTAAGATGGTATCATCACCTTCGGGGTACACTTGCAATATTAATTCCGACAACCTTTTTTTCATGTATTTGTCAAAATACTCTTTTCTAGCATCGGGCTTCCATCGCTTGTAGCCTTCTAACTTCTTAGTTTCCTTCTGCAAATCTTGCATCGCATTAACTATGTAACCACCAGCACCCATGAATGCACCTAGCGCGTAATCGTCATATCTCTTGATTGAATCCATGTCGGAACGGCTAGCATCATTGAGCCGCTTTGTATTGTCTTTGACGCGCTTTTCTATCTTCTTTCTCTCTTTGAGCATAGGAGCATACTTCGCTTTCAGTTCTTCTCTTCTCTTCTTCAATATCTCTTTTTGAGCAGGTGAAGAGTATTCACCGGGGTATGTTCTTTCGACCCCATCTTCCATAACTTTCTGCGGTTTGGTCTTTGCTTCATCTGCTTCTAATTGCGCTAACAACCCTTGATAAAGCGCATATGCTTGCTCAGTTTGCTGCAAATCATTCTGTGCGCGCTTGAGATTCTTTTCGGCCCTCTTCCTGTTTCTGTTAGGTACTTTAACAATTCTGTCTATCATGGCTCTTCTGCCACTTTCGCTTCTGAGCGCAGACAAAGCAACCTTTCTCATGTTACCCTTCTCATCAGCAATCTTCCCATCAGATAACTCTTGTAACAAATCCATAGCGTTGAGCATCGCTTCATATCTTATCGCGTTGATAGTCATAAGACGCGCGTTTTCATAATGCGCATCGTAAGCATCTTCAGAAGGTAACAAAAACGATGAGGCAATCAATTCATTGTTTGAATAACCAGCAGGTCCACTCGCTATACTGTAATCGTGTTCCTTAAACAACCCAAACTTGTTGTAAATGTTCTGCGCTCTTGGGTTACCTGTTACAACCGCTTCTTTGATTTTTCTAAGAAGCCTTCTTTTAGTTCTATCAGCCCAACGACTCTTTTCACCCCTCTTCTCTGCCGCTGCTTCTTTTTCCATCATCTCGCTATATGAAAAGCCTCCGTCGGGAAATATGAAATTAGCAATGTTGGCTATTGACGGTTGTGTGCTAGTGTTACCCAACAAAAATAAGTCTTTGATTTGATTTGATTCTCTATCTTTGTATTTGGTTAGAATCGGCACTTGCATCATTTTGCGCGTATAAGGAGTCTTACTCCTACCATCAAAGAATCCGGGTGACTCTTCTCTAGCGGTTTCTGCGTCACCTGTCATGAAGCGCGAATGATGACATCCGTTGCATGTTTCGGGGTCGTGTATTAAATGTTGATTGCTTTCGATGAACTCCTTTGGTAATTCTATTTTCTCCGGTGCGAATATTTCACCCCTAGAGCGTAACTCTGCATCGTCTTTGACAGGACCCATAGCGTGCCTCATTGCAGTTCGATGTCTAGCGAAACGCTTGTTTTGCTCATCAACTTTCATGTGATACTCATTATTTTTCGCTTCTGCTCTTCCTCTTTTTTCTAAGAAGCGTAATAGTTTACCTGTTGCGAACTCAGAAAGATTACCTTCGCGAACTCCACCTTGAACTCTGCTATGCAGATATTGCAAAGCATTAGAATAACCTTGCTCACTCATATCTTCACCGGCATACCTAACTGCGGCTTCCATGAAATTGCTAGGAGAAATACCCAATTCTTTGAAACGCTTCAATCGTGTATTCATTTGACGCGCGTAATTTGCTAAAACCTCATTTGCGTTTCGACCGAGTAGTTTCGTCAACTCTTTGTATTTGTTCATCTGCTCTTCTGTCAGATTAGCGCGTGAACCACCTCCTTCGTAGTATTCCATAATGTTCATGAAATCGTCCGAAGATAGATTCAATTCTTTGAACTTGTTAAGACCGGCTCGTCTATCTTCCACTGTTTCATTACCGCTGTAATTTTTGATTACAAGGTTTTTTAGTGTATGATTTAGCCTACCCATACCTATTAGATTTCCGACGAAACCTTCAGTTTCCGACGCTATTTCCTCCGCGCTTTTACCATAGAAAGCATGACCTTTACCGAAGTCTTTACCTTCGATACCATCCATTATCTTATCCGGGTCAAACTCGGAAATAGTATCGCCGTATAACTTTCTCATTTGATATTCGTTATTGCTAATTTGACCGCTTGAGTGAAGATATTCTAGGTTAGCAGTTTCACGATTGACTTTGATTTTACGCGTTCTTTCATTACCCTCTCGGATTATCTTCGCTTCGTCTTTGGGAGTCATCAATGCCGATTGAGTGCCTACACCTTCACGCGCTTCTTTCGCACGCGTTTCACGCTCTTCTTTAGTTCCAGCAGCCTGTCCTTCACCTTCGACAACTGCCTTCTTGTCTTCAGCCTCGGTGTCTAAGACCCCACCTTCTCTCATTGCGTTCCTTAGTGAAAAGTGGAAACCTTCATCGGTGTCCATTTGCGCTACTGCATCACGAACTTCGTCGCTCATAGGGTCTTTGTTTCTAAGCCAATAACCGGCAATCTCATCGGGTATGTTTGGTGCATCATCTCTAGGGATTACTATACCCAACTCTTCTGCCGCTGCTGCAAGCGAAGGTGACATAGCGTTAGGTGCGCGACCAACATCAATACTGCCACCAAACCTACCCGCGCGACCGCTTGTACCGAATGCTTTCTCTCCTGTTAGGGCCACCATGAAGTTGTTGAACCTATCTTGGATTTTATCGAATGCTTGCGGTATAGTGATTTTTTCGTTAGCAGCAACTCTTTCAATATAGTCTTTGTATATCTTGATTGTCGGAGTAGTAGGTCTGTTGAACTTCATCCTAGAAGCCGCTAGTGTGCCTTCACCCGTAGGTTCGATGGAAGTCTCATCGAATAAATCACCATACATTCGCCGCGCTTCTTGCAACCTCTTGGTGTCATACTTAGGTGAAGCAGAAACGAATGCTGGTCTAGTTTTCCGACCCGATTGGTCCGTTGTTTCCTCAAGCCCTCGGTCATCATATGTTGCTTTGAATCTGCCATCGACTGAATAGTCATCACCCCTCTCTCGCTGCTCTTCACGCGCTTGTTGTAATTCCTGTATGTAAGCAGGGTCAACCAATCTCACCCTACCGCTTGACTTTCGCGGCGCGCGCTTTGGCTTTTCGAGAGTGTCGCTACCGATGGTATGGTATAGAGATTCAGCAATCGGGTGGTTCGCTTTTGAGAGTAGGTTATAGATACCTTTCAATTCAGAACCTTTTATCTCCCTATCTTCTTTAAGAGGGGCCGTAATGAACTTTGATATATCAGAGCGAATGCCTCTATTGAGTTTCAGTAAATCATCCAGCGGCCCATTCTCTTCTTCATCTTCCGCGATAATATCCTTCAACTTAGGAAACGCTTGTGTCATTCTCTGCATCCAAAGCGCGACAGAAGGCGTGTAAATCGGTGTGTCTAGTAAACTAACTAATTCATCACCTTCTTCAGTCTTTACATTGTCGTCTAGTGATTCTCTATCTAATCCCATCGCGTCTGCTAATGCATAGTTATTCGCGAACAGAATATCGTTGTATAGTTCGTAATAGTCTATCTCGTCCGCATTTTCTAAGTCAACTACATTATACTTGTCAACTAGAAGTTTACCCAAGTGAGGGTCAAGACCCTCGAAACCTGCCTTTATCCTTTCATCGTTGCGTTTAGGCTTCTTAGATTGCTCTTCATCAGCCTTCACGATGCGGACATATGATACGCTCATCGTATGCCCGATGACAACTCTGCCCTTCAATATACCGATTTTTTTTTGGAGATTTTTTTTTGGCCCCCATGAAAAAAATATCTGTATTTCGCACGCGGTTAAGCAGGGCAAATTGTCGTCGCGACGACGCGACTCCGGCTAACGCGATTTGCCCGTAGCGTCGCGAAGCATTCGCGATGCGCTCGCGTGGCACAATATGCCGCGCAGTTAAGCGGTTTTCGCAGGTGGCGCGAAACACTTCGCGTGTCGCGGGTTGTTCGTCACCGCGTAGCGCGTTTCCTCCAACCATACGGTTGCCGACGCGATATTGCGCTTCGTCGCTTTGCAATTTCGCGTGGTATCGCGGCAACCCGATTTTGGCTTGACCCCTTATAAACACCGCGCCCAATCATGTGAAATGGTTGCCCCCAAGATGGAGGCGAGGTAAAGAGTATGCCAC